TTGTAAATCCATGCCTCATCATATCCTTCTTCAAATATATCTTCTCCACGGCAAATTAAAGAATCAATTCCTTTTTCTGAATATCTATCATATACCCACATCGGATATTCCAATGGATCAACGACAAGCGCACGGTTTCCAAGATTTATCGTCTTTAGAAGCATTGATGTAGGGCCACCACCAATATCAATAATAGATTTATTATTAACACAAAAAGAATATCCAATTTGTGTCAAGCCCATGTATCGAGCATAGACATAATGCTTCTGATCTTCGTCGAAGGTATTGCAACAATCTCCCCAGTATGCAGATTCAAATGTGTAGTCACTCATATGATGCTTGGATAAACCTTTGTCATTGCGTTGATTCCATTTCCATCAGCATACCAGCCTTTGCCATCATAAACATCTAGAACGTCTGAGAAATACTTCTCATACATCTGCGCAACCCTCTCTAGCGTAAAGTTCTCACCAAACTTTCGGCAGTTCTCTGGCTTGATCTGGTCAATATTTTTGATCGCATCCACAAAATCACCCATCGTCCGACAACGATAGCCTGTAATCCCATGCAAATTATTCTCTGCAAAGCTACCCCAGTCTGTCGTTATCGTCGGAGTTCCACAAAGCAGGTTTTCAATCTGGACGCCTCCAAATGGCTCAACATACATGGAAGGTAAAAAACTAGCCTTCGCATTTGCCATCAATTTCTTGCGCTTTACCACGTCGGCATATCCGACATATTCAACATGCGATGGCAATTTATAGCCTTCTTCTTTCTGCCCTGCAATGACAAGCTTAACCCCTGCTTTTTCCGTGGCTTGAATCGCAACATCAACGCCTTTGCCTGAATAAACCCTGCCAAGATACAAAAAGTAATCTTCTTTCTTATCGTTAAATTCAAAGTCTTCTTCATCGAAATAATTAGGAATTACAACATCATACCAATCTTGATTGCACTGACCAACATTCTTCAAGCCACAATAGGCGTGATAAATCGCGTAACTCTCCCAAACCTTCCACCTTGCCCAGTGTCCTCCTGCATATCCGATTCCCGGCTCGACAACAATCAAATCGTTATGCGCGTCACAAATCGGACGAACTCCACTTCCCCAGAATGGCAAAATAAAATCATTCTTCAATTTCCTCTTTCCAACTTCTCTAATCGCATTCTTGAAAAATGTCTGATATGCATGATCGTTTGTGTTGAACTTAAAGAATGTTTTGCGCCAATCATGCGAGCCATATGATTTCTTAAAATCATCATTCGTCAAAACCGTCACATGCTCCGTGCAAATCAAGTCGGAATCTTCATGGCCGTAGTGAATGACTTCATGGCCTCGCTCGGTCATCATCTTTCCGAATTTAACGACTTTCTGAGTGTAAGCGCAGGCGTTGAACTCTTTGCTCGTTACGGTATGCGGAAGTCCTAAAATGTGGAATCTCATATTTATTTATTGTCTGAAATCCTAACCAACTCTATTCCGAAATCGATTGCAAGCGTTATGCTCGTTATGTCTCTGTCGTATATGTCTTGATAAACTACGGTCTTGATTCCATGGCTGGCAATCGCTTTCAAACAATCATTGCATGGTAGCAATGTCACAGCAATCAAAGCGCATTCGTTTGGCTTTACGTATCTCAACGCATTTTGCTCGGCATGGACTACTAGCAACCTTCTCTTGTCTCGGTCTTGCCAATCTTCACGCATGCCAGCGGGAAAGCCATTGAATCCTACGCCTGCGACTGTATTGTCATGGCGTAACAAACATGCACCTACTTTTCGCCATGGGTCTTTTGATTTCTTCGCTGCTACCTTGGCAATGTCCAACGCATATTCTTGCCAACTCATAGTTCAAATGCTCGCATCTCGCCGGGGATGTCGTCGGGAAATCTGATTCCTTCAACCTCTACTTTGTTGGATCGTTCAATCTCCAAAGCGTCTTGTATTTCCTCCAGCAAGTAAGCTAGTGCTGAATCGTAGGAATCAAACTTAGCCGTTTCTGTGTGGTGAAGATATCCGTTTCGTTCCACGATATAAACAGGATCGTTTCCATATGACCACCGTGTCTCGATGCTCCAATGGCAATCTCGATCCTTGTGGTGATCTCCAGAGATTAGCTTGTGATATTCGTCCGCAAGTTTCGTGATTTTGTTTTCAGTCGTTTTCATTCGTTTCGTTCTCTAGTTGGTTAAATGCGAAATCCATTTCATGATGGAAATGCTCCTCGGTAAAGTCTCCTTGGTTTAATTTGAAAAGACAAGCTGCCATGGTTCGCAAGACTCTGGCATATGCAATCGTCGTCGCAAATGCGGCCTGTGTCGCTTCGCCATAGTTTGCAAACATCGGCGCACCTTCATCGTTTATCTCATCGCTCCCGTTGTTTCTAATCTGTGAAAATAGCCACATGGAAAACATGTCGAGATTCTGAATAAAGTCGTTCGGGTTCAGGTGGTCTTTTTGCGTGTCAATCTGGCTTTCCATGTCCTTCTGACCATCGGCGAATCCTTCCCAATAGTCTTGATTCATTGGCATGATTCGCACTCCTCGTCGTCCAGATTGCAAGTGCGTGGAATGATCTGGTCGAAATCTTCGTCTGCTTCGGGCGGTGGCCCTTTGATTTCGTCGCCGTGTTCCTTGTCGAGTCTCTGAATCGCTTGCGTGTTTGAATAGGAAAGCGAGCCGTATCGTTTGGAAAGCTTCTCCATGTTTTCGGAAATTACCTCGTCGAGATTGCTGCCGATGCTGTCGAGAATGCCAGTAATATAGAAAAGCAAGTCGCCACACTCCTCTTTCACATTGGCAATGTCTAGCGGCTTGCGGTAGATTACGGCCTTCTTGATTGCGTCGAGAAGTTCGCCAGCCTCGCCACTAATTCCAACAGCCATGTGCAGGCGGTGAGCGTCGAGCGGTGTAATCTCTGAAACGATATCCTGCCCCGGCTTTGATAGAGCGCGAACGAAGTCAATATATGTCATAGGATTTTCTTCCTATCTGGTTTTTTTACCCTCGCAAGCGTTTTTTCACTGCTTGGAAAGGAAAATCTCTAGCTTGCGAATGTCGGCCTCGAGAATGCTTTTTTCCTTTAGTGTGCTGGTGAGTGACTCCCTGAGCAATTCGACAAGCTTGTGCGCCGTTTCCGGGCTTTTGCTTGTGTCGTATGTTGTGAGAAGGATTTCCAGTTCGGTCTTGGTTTTTTGCGACATAGGACGGGAAAAGATGACACGCGGCAGAACTAAGTCAAACCATGGTCTGGCTTATTTATACTTACTTAGAACTAAGTTATTTCCAGAAAATGCGGGAAACTGTCAGAATATGACAGATTGAAGCAAAATCCTGATCTGGTATAATTTCGGGGAATCTAGCTAGATTCGGCTTTTTCGGGTATAGCAAAACCCTGCGCTGAGATTGCGTCTCGTTATCTAGTCAGATTCCACGGCCTCGGGCTGAATGTCTATGATCTGAGGAATTGCATCGGGTAAAGCTTGGAGATCCTGCAAACTGTCTTGCGTGTTCCTATCTGGAACGGAGAAAGAAATCTTAAAGTTTTGCTGAGAATTAGATTCAACCTCGATCTTGTCACCGTATTTTTTGGGCGCAAGTTTTGAAGCAGTCCACTTCAGCGCGTCGATGCGTAACCTGCCAATCTGTGCATCGTGTGAATTGAATGCCTCCGTCATGACCATATCGGCGAAAGTATCGGCCTGCTTTGATCTCGCACGAGCGTAGTCTTGAAAGAAGTCGGGATGATTGTCGAGCCATTTGTAAACTGTGGGAATGCTCGGAACATCCGGGAGCGCACAAATTGCGTTGAGTGTCATGCCTGACTCGATCATGTCACAAATGTGTTTTGCGGTGTCTTGGTTGAATGGGGTCTCTGGCCTGCCTAATTTCTTTTCCATGGTTTCTATGGGTAACTGGAAAAAAGTGCTTGCCAAGTGTTTTTTCTTGTGGCTACCCTCAGCCGCAGCGCGGATGCAATATGATTGAAATCATATTTTCCGTCTGTTGCTTGCAATAAATTGAAACGCATTCAATCTGATTGGATCAGATTTCTTTTTAAAAGTTGGCATGATTCTTGATTATTTCCTTTCTGATCTTGGCATGGTTTTTGAATGTTTAGAATGATTCTAAATTAGAAGCAAAACGCTTTCGCCTGAAATGGGCGAGCGTTTGCAAATTTGATTCTGAAAATCACAGGCTGAGATTTTGCACAAATGTTTTTGAAAGATTTTTTCTGTTTGTGAATCGCCCGCAGAGCCGCACTGGATGCGGTTCGGTGGGCTAGTCAATAAAATAAACGCGTGTGCGAGAAAATATATTTTCACTTTTTTCTTGGTGTTCGCGTGAGTCTGCGAGAGTCTCTTTTCAGCAAACGGGAACGACTCCCGAATGCGAAAAACTCAAATAGAAAACCAATCAAATGACCATCCGACCAGTCAGAAACAAAATCAGCGGCGAGCGATTCCTGATCATCAACGAATGCGAACGCCTCTCGCTTGGAATCGCTTCGCTTTGCTGTGACTCCCGCATTTCTGGTTTCCAAATAAAATGCACAGAATGCAGGTCACTCTATCCAGTCCGCCAATTGAACGAGGGCGGATATTGTGAATCATGCGTCGATGCTGAAATCCTCGCCTCTGCTGATTATATTTGAACCTGTTCCCCTCAGAACAAAATCAAACCACAACCACAAAAAATCAAATCAAATCAAATCAAATCAAATGAAAACCACACTGTCCACATCACACGCCGCCGAAATCCTAGCAAACGACGAAAACTCTTCATTCTCCCGCCTTGGGGCTTATGCCCTTGTCGATTACTTGGAGCAATTGGAAGAAGATACAGGGGAAGAAATGGAATTTGATCGGGTCGGAATCCGCTGCGATTTCGCAGAGTATGAGTCAGCTTTAGAGTGCGCGGTAGACCACGGATGGTCACATGAAGCCGATATTCTTGATGCTGACGATAATCTCAGGCCCGACGATGAGGTTCTAGAAGAAAACGAGGAACTGGCTTTAAAGTGGCTTCAAGATAGAACGCAAGTCATCGAATTCGACGGGGGTATCATCGTTTCTTCGTTCTGATTCAACCATGCGGGGAGTTCAATCCTTCCCGCTTTTCTCTTCTCTTCTTATGTCAAAAATCCGTTCACTATTTTTTAAATATATTTCAGAAAATACCTCCGCAGCGTGGGAAGCATTTTCCAATGAATGCACCCGCCGTGGGTTTGATCCAGAAACAATTGCAGAATCCTTCCAATGAAAAAACAAATAGAAGAAATACCTACAACGCACCTCTCAAAAAACTCTGAGGGATGGTCTTTAATGCACAACGGAATGCCATTGTGTGCCGTTACAACGCAAGAAAGGGCGGAAGGATTTGCGGAACATTTCAAGCTAAAACTTCCCCATGTCTTTTGGGACGGGGAGCAAGGGCAATTCGTTTCCATTTAATCTTTTTAAAACCATGCAAACCTTGCCGGCCTCATCAATCGAGTTTTTACCAGTCGCCGAAATCGTCGATCTCTATGACTTGGGAAGCCTCTCGGAATTGGAGTTTTCTAATCTCCTAGAGAAACGATGGAGTTTCTTAGATAAGAAAATAAGAACCTGCACGACAGGCGATTCAAGCTGGAATGATTTCCACGCATGGAAAGCCGAAAAGCAGGACATCGATTTAATCCTTGAAAAGCTTCCCGCCTAATCCCATGCAAACATTCAACACTAACCGCCTTCGCAATTATTTCCGCGATGCAATGCAGGAAGGTATTGCGCCAATCTCTGACGCAGAATTTTCCCGCATCGTTCGCGCTTTTCAATACCTAACCAAAAGAATAATCAGAAAATGAACACCCCAAACCCAACGCCCAGCCCTAATTGGGTAAAATTCAAGCGCAAGCGCAAGAGTCGTCTTGCTGAACTGAAAAAAACAGCCCAAGAGATGCAAGACGCATTGCAAGCCATTGTTGACGCGTTTGGAGATCAAGACAGCCTCTTAATTGACCAATGCAAGGCAGCACTTGCCAAGGCAAAGGGGGAGGCATGAAATACCCCCAAGGCACAAAGTTTATTCGGCGCGGTGATAAACAGAAAAGGATTTTGACCGTGTTTGACTACAACACCACGCGAAACCTGTCGGGCGATATTGTCAAACAAAGATATGTCGCAGCCTATGATATAGCAGGACACATTTTGATAGATTCAGACATAACAGAGACGACCATTTCAAGGGGGGAGATTTTACCATGAATAAACATCTCGCAAACATCATCGCCGATCTCCTACGCTTTCAGATTAAACAAGCGGAAAGGCACGGGCTTGATTCAATCACTATCACTCTCCCAAGGGCGAAGCAGATTGCGCGAGAATTGCGCGAGAGCATCAAGGAACAAGCCAAGCCAGTTTCCCGCTTGGATCGAATCTTTTCAAGTGTAGAAAAAGCAAGGCTTTCTGAATACTGATAATGACACGCGCCAAAACCATCCAAGACATATTGGAAAAGCAAAGGGAGGAACGCGAACGCGAACGCCTAGCGGATTTCCTTCTAAAAATCTTCTTCGCACATATAATGATCATTAGCTTATATCATTATATAATGAAGTAATCATAAATAATTTCCCCCAAGGACAAAACATAAACCAATAAATAAATATGCAAAATCAAATCGTAGTTCACAACCAATCGGTTTCAGATATTGAAACAATGGCCAAGGCAATCACGAAAAGCGGTCTTTTCGGCATCAAGTCACCTGACCAAGCGGTAGCCCTTATGCTAGTGGCTCAATCCGAAGGACGTCACCCCGCAAGCGTAGCAAGCGAATATGATATTATCCAAGGCCGACCCGCTTTGAAATCACAGGCTGCACTTGCTCGTTTCCAAGCGGCAGGGGGCAAAATTCAATGGACAAGCCGAGGCCCAACTAAATGCGCGGCGAAATTCTCACACGCTCAAGGCGGCGAACTGGAAATCACTTGGACGATGGATCGGGCAAACGCTGCCGGACTCACTGGAAAGCAAACATGGAAACAATACCCCGACCAGATGTTATCCGCTCGCGTAGTCGCTGAAGGAGTCCGAGCAGTATTCCCTGCCTGCTTGAATGGCGTTTATCTCGCCGAGGAGGTCGCCGACTTCGATTCCAAGCCAAGGTATGCCAAGGAGCCTGAAACTATCGTCCTAGAGGATTCTAGGGAGATTGCGGAGCCATCCAAGGCGGAGCCTGTAGAGGCAAGGCTTGAATTGATTGAGGAAAGCAACTGGTGGAATGCGGAAGTTGAGAAGCAAATCATCGAAGCAGGCGAGGATATTGTTAATGATTACCTAGCTTCCAAGGGCAAGATTGAACAAGGGGATACTTGGCAGGACATCAAAGACGAAACATATCGTTCTAATCTTGTCGCCAAGACTAGCAAGTTTATCGAGGCAGTTCTAAAGGCAAAATAATGGAAGATCAAGAATATCCTGCGCCATCAAGGTGCATGGAAGATGAACCACAAGACAATCCACAAGAACAATAATGAAGAACACAATCACATTTGAAGGAGAGCGGACAGCAATGTCCGCCTCTGGCAACACGGAATGGTATGATTATACAATTACGGCCACAAGTAAACTTACACGCTCTGGCGCAATCGCTATCGGCAATGCACATGGCATGGGAGGCCAAGAAACATCCTGCGAAGAATATAATGAAGATGGACTCCATATATACAAATGCAAGGCAAAATGTTACTGCGATTAAATAAACACAAAACAAAATAGAAACACAATGAAAAAC